GCGTTTTTCACATCCATGCGCAACGATCATTTGGCTCGCGGAGGCGAGGTTCGCAAGAACAATGCGATGTTGCGGGATTTGTACGTGAAGATGCATGGAGAAGTGGGAACTGATGAGGAAGTGCTGAATCATGTGCCAGACGCAGAAGAGTACTTGGACGGTGGTCAAGATTATTACTCTTTGGCGAAGGTACATGCTGGCGATTTCACCGCGCAAGAGATATCTTGCATGTGTGGTTTGGAGTCGCTCGAGCTTCATGGGCGGGACTTGGCTTGCCTCGTCCCGGCATCGTGGCTCGGCGGCTAGAGGTCGTTCTCGTTTCACCCTGCCCGCCGGGGGCGTTAATGTTGTGTTTTGGGGATTGATGAGAGCACCACTTTGTGGTACGTAGAACCCGGGATTACTTTTGCGCGTGAGCCTGGGGCGCATTAGACAACTCCGACCCGTTGCTCGTCGGGCGGAGGCAAGATGGAGTGCGGACGTCTTTTGCGTATGATAGAGACGGTTCAGTCGTGAAGATCTTACTGAACTGCGCGGGCTTTATATGCCTGGCCCGCGGCCGACGATAATGTCTAGCTGGTCCGTCGGTTCGAACCCTTATGCCTCAGTAGCTGTCGGGTCTGGACGGTGAAGAGCCTGGGCGCCTTGGCACGGCGAACGGTGAGGGCTGCAGCTTGCCTTCTTGGTTGGGTTGGGAACTGCGGAGAGTTCCTGTGAAAGCTGCATGGTGCAACGGTAGACTGGCGAAGCCTGTGAAGTATTTTTACAGCAGGTGGATGTAGCGTCAAGGTATCCCGTCTTGGTGCTTAATGGTTACGTTAGTGGTTGCAACGCTCTGCTAACAGAATACCTCCGTTGTAGCACGATCCAGGTTGACTTGAGCTCTTGGACGGCTTGGCTGATACGTGGCGTGGCTTGACCACGTGATTGGCTTACCACAAAATGGCACGGTTGAGAACCTCGTACGCCGCTACCCCGGCTATTACCGATCCCTGATACACTTTAAACCATTTCTAAAAATTGCATAACGCGTCGAAAACCCATAAACAAAC